TTCAGCATGCTGATTTTCATACCTTTTGTACTCCAGGCCAAATAGTGCATTTAAACCTGGCTCTAGTTCTTTAACTAGTTGTGATCGTGATATTGCCATTTTTATTTTCTCCTATTTAGCTATTAACCGTAGAGGCGAGCGCCTGCTGCCATTACGACTTTAACATTAGCACCTGCTGCAGTGATGTCCTCGTTTTGAGGATCTTCACCAACACCAATTACAGTGAACATCGCCGTTGCCGCCGCTGTTGCACCACTAATGTCTAGAGTTACAACTGACTGTCCATCTTTCGATGTACCGCCNTTATTATTNCAATTNAACGCAAGTAAGTTTTGGTTGCTTTGTGCTATCGCAGCGTCCGCTTTACAAAGATATTCTTGAAAAGGGTCGTTGTTAACAAAAGCAAAACCATTAGTACTACCTGTGTTCGGATTAGTTCCAAATGCTTGTGATGCAGCAACTGAATTTGCAAAAGTTGGTTTCTTAGTCGTGCTATCTATGTAGAAAAAGCCGTTAAGAACGCCAACTAATTTAGCGTGACCAGTGTTGTCATAAGACGCTCCACCTGTACCACCATCATCAGTCGTAGCAAAACTTGCGTCTTGAATGAAACCTGCGTTACCAGCATCTTGAATTGATGCAGGGTCATTTTTCATTAGCGCAACACCTGGAGCCGTTTGAAGTTGATACTTAGTTTGTCCTTGAATAGACGGAGTGTTTCCTAATCTATTTGTAGGTCTGAAACCAAATCCAACTGTTGACTCGTTTGCCATAGTCGTTTCTCCTTTTGTCCATGTACTTAAGTGTCCATAGACTGTTTATTGATAATCGATGATAGGGATTAACCCGAGAATTCCTTATTAGGATTTCTTTGTACCACCGAAGGTTACACGAGACTGCCTTTCAATATTGATAGGCATCCTCTTATCCTGCTCCTTCATTAGATCGTGTTCTACTGCTTCGCTTCTGTCCTCATGTTTTTGAGACATGTAGTCTTGACGTTGCTTCGCGATCTCGTTCGGTACCTTTGCAAGCAAAAGGCCACCAACTCCGACAACCCCCTTATATCGTCCGTCTTCGACGACAGGATAGTCAGAAGCGTTTTCGATTTCCTCTGATCTCACTAACTCATAACCTTCTCTAATTCGTCCAGTTATATTTTTAGTGTCTTGGAAACCAACACTCTCTGCCCTAATCCATCTGTACCTGAATCCATCAGGTGCAGGGGGTGCATCTAAAGATGATGGTGGAACCCAAACCTTTGGTCTTTCAGATTTTGACCTAGATTGGTTCGCACGAGAAGTTTTTTCTTTTTCTTTTTCCATATGCTTATACCTCCTTCGTGATTTTTAGTTGTTTTGCATACTCTTCGAGTGGCACTCCTAATTTTTTAGCTATTGCTACCTGTGATGAAGTGAGTTTCACAGTTTTTGTGCCTGGCCTAACTACTCGTCTAGCCGAAGCCACAGTTTGCGCCGGTTTAGACGGCGTATTGTTTTCTTTTATATCAAACTTATGCGGGAATTCAAGTCTTATTCTTTTATCAACTTCCACATAATATTCGCTAGTTTTGGGATCAAAACCTTCCTTGTCCACTAGATCCTTGTGTATTTCGAATGCTGTAAAAGTCATAGCTCTATCTTGTCCGAACCATGAGTTTTTTCCAGCCCACTCTTCCGCTCTAGGATCTGGGTCAGGTAGGTCTTTTGGTGTTTCGTTAGGAAGTTTAACAGCATCGTCTAAACTTGTTGGTTTAGATTCTGCTAGGTTTTTGTTCCTTCATAACATTTAACCTTGCTTCATCAATTGATAATGCAGCAATTCTTTTTTGTGCATTAACTTGAGCAGTAGCATCGCCAGATTCAATAGCTCTAGACAATTCGCCTTGAGCCATATCCATTCCGTCTTTTACTCTTTTCTCAAATTGAGAAACATAGTCTTTGTTAATTTGTCCGAATCTTTCATCCGTGGATTTTCTTTTGCTTTCAACTGCTTTTGCGTAATCAATAGCGGCCTTCTCTCTCCGCTCTGCTTCACGCATTTTTCTAGTTAATTTAGCAATCCTCGATTGGACCCCTTTACTATACGTTTCTAATTCTTGATCATTTGGTTTTGATCCTTCTTTCAATTCTTCTTTAGGTTCTTCTTTTATTTCTTCTTGTTTCGTTTCTACTGTTTCTGGTTCTTCTTTTTCTTTTTCTTGTTTCGGCGCTTCGGTATCTACTACCGACTCGTCTTTTTTTTCAGCAATATCAACTTCGGCACCTGGGCCTGATGTATCAATATCAACTGTTTTCTTATCTGCTTCTGGCATAGTTTACTCCTTTTCTATGATTAGTACTCATGCAAGATATCCTCTGGATTCTTGATCGTGGCTAAAACTTCATCGTCGTTTAGCATACGTATTTCTCCACCTTCTATCTTTATTCTTGATCCAGCATATCGGGCAAACATTACCCAATCCCCTTCTTTGCACCAAGGACCTTTAGGATATCTCTCCTTGTCCCTGTAACAATCTGGACCCATTCTTAAAACTAATCCTGTTTGTGACGCAACTTGTTGTCTCTCTAGAGCTGTTTCAGCGATGATAACACCGCCTTTAGTTTTCTCTTTCATTTTGAAAGGTAAAACCAACATTCTCCAACCAGTTGGTTGAGGTAGTTTAGTAGAATCTTCTTTTGTTAAATCTTTTTCTTTTGATGTTTTGACCCCTACCAGTTCTTTATTTGGTAGGTGGATTTTTGATGTCGATGACTGTTCCTTCATTTTGCTCCTTATCTTCTAGCAGGTTAGAGAGTTCCTGTTTAATTGCCTCTAAGGCGTTTATCTGTCCTATTATATAGTTATATTTTTCCATATTGTCAACACCACCTGATGTTACAGCTATGGATAATTGTTCTGCTTTTGTATTTAGATATTTTATTAATCTATTGATTACTGTTTCTAATTGCATTTAACACTTCCATCTTCTACGTGCCTGACGGATACGAGAATTTGGATCGTTACGTGTCTTTGCTGATGATCTTTTTAATTGTCCTAATGATCTAGCGCAGTATGATTTTCTGCGATTTGCAGCTTTTGACCCCTTCTTCACTTTTCCAGTCACGGCTGTTTTTAACTTACTTCCAGGATTTGCTCTTCTATAGGCAGCGACACCTGCTCTTGTCATGCCCGCGCCCGACTTAGTCGAACGATAGTTTTTCTTATTCCTAGAGATCGGATTCTCTCTTCTTCTCATTATGCTTTTTTAGCTGTTTTTGCTGATTCTCTAAACGCTTTAGCTGTAGGTGCACCTTTAGATCCTGGTTTTCTAGGTTTACCACCACGTTTTCTTTTCATCATGATGTTGTAGTACAAACCTTTTTTAGCTTTACGTCCACTTTTAGTTGTATGATATTTACTTGCCATTTTTTTCTTTCCCACATAAGCATCTTTTGCCTAGTGTTTTTTCTATTAAGTTTTTAAAAAAAATTTTAATTTTTTTCATTATACTTTTTTCTTTTTCTTCTTTTTCTTTTTTAAAAGCGCAAAATCTTTTCCAGATATTTTGCCATCTTTATTAGCATCAAGTTTAACTTGACCGCCTTTTAAAAAGCCTGGTTTTCTAACTTGTGTGTTAAATCTTCTATTAGCCATTATTTTTTGCCTCCGTTTCTAAATACTTGTGTACCCTTTATACCAAAAATCGACGCAACTACAAGTATCCATAGGTTTGTAAACCAAGATGGTAGAGATTGAAAGTATTCAAAGAATAATTTAACCTTTTCCATAGCTGCCGGATCGTCTGACATTACTGCCCACATTAACACAATGATAGGCGCCGAAATTATAACGAGTACAAATTCGTCCTTATAGTCGTTTTGACGTGCTTCTAGTAATTTGCCTTGGTATTGCTCTTCACCGCGAGCCATTTTCTCTGCATGCATCAATTGTGCATCAGACATCGCCATTTTTGTCTTTGGACGGTTGGAATAAATTTTACTTCCAGCCTGCAAAGCTATTTTCGCTAAACTGAACCAAGCCATATTAGTACCAAGTAGCTTCTTTTTTCTTTTCAGCTAACATTCTCTTAGTTCCTTTAACTTTTTCCTTGTCTCCTGTAGGAATATAGTTAAAAGCGCCATCAGCTGTTGTTTTAGATCTAGGATCTACCTCAACATTCTGTTCTGGAATCTTAACTTCTTTTGATTTTTTATATTTCATCATATTTTTGTTCCTTTTATTAATCTTCAAGGTTAATTGCAGTTATACCTTGATTTCCACTCTTTGCAAGGCTTACTCCTGCTCTTAATTTAGCTAATTTTTCGTTTTGATCGAGTTTATCTTCAGTTAATTGTCTTGCTTGAAGTAATTTTGCTCTATCAAGGTCCATTTTTTGCTCTCCTTCGTCTTTTTTACGTTCATTTTCCATTGCACGAAGGTCAACTTCTCTAGATTTTAGTTTTAAGAGAGGGTCACCATCAAATTGTGACGTAAT